TGTCTTACAAAGTGCATCGCCATTATCTGCGGATAGATTAGGCGTGTCTTGTTGACACATATCGCAATAACTTTTATCAGTCAACTCAGTGATTGAAACCACTGGAGTGATTGTATTAGATCCTTTTACAACGGCGCTACCTTCAATAACTTTCGCTTCGGTAACCGCCCAAAAATAACCGCGCATGTCCGCAACTTCTTTGTTTGCTACTTGTGGATAGTATTTATCCCAGTTTGCTTTTTCGCTTGCGTAGCTTGGTTCGTTTGTATCTACACACATGAATAACTTAACGTATCGCATCCCAACCGAGTGATTAAGTACATAACCGTTCTTATATTGCTCAAACATAAAAGGATTGCGCTTCGAGTCGATTGTAACGTCAAACAATAACGCTTGCGTGCTACCTTCGTAAGTCGCGCCAAGTTTCGACCATGCGATTTGTTTTGTGCTTGCAACAAATTCGTTGTTGATTGAATCCGCGATCACGTACTCAAATTCCATTTCATGCTCCTGCAATAAGTGAAGCATTTTAGTTTCGGAAAGTGATTTTTTCCAAAGACCTGGTATGTGACAATCCATGTGAGAATCAATCACATTTGTGGTGTTTATACACAATGAAAGTTTCAATTTCCCGACTTGGTACGAATCCGCGCCGTCTTCTTTTGTGATTTCCACTTTATTATTTACCTCGCCATAAGAAGCAAAAATAACATCACCATACTTAATTGCGCTGGTTTTTTTAGCTAACAAAAGTTCTTTGTTTGCTAGAACGTGCTTGATATTTTCCTCTCTTGTCATTTCGTTATAATTTCGTTAGATGACTTAACAATCGTTTTAATTTGCTTGATGGCTTCAATTTCTTTGGGTGTTAATTTACTCATCTTAAAAGTATTTGAATCAAAATTAATCTAAATTTGTGAATATTATTAAAAAATTCTGAAATGGATATTATTCAAAAATTTTTCTCCGCACTTGGATGGGGTAACTCGAATTACTACACAACTCAACAAATTGGAAGCGTAGCACCTCAGTGGGTAAACACCTCCGATAAATGGAACTTGTACAATACCATTCCAGAACTTAACGCCGTAATTAACCGATATGCTGACATGGTCGCAAGTGCCAACCCTGTGGTATTAGACTCAAAAGGAAACGTTGTTGATTTCAATGCAAATAATATTTTTCGATTAATTGACCGCCCGAATGCAATGCAAACGTGGGGAAAAATGATGAAGATGATCGCGATCAATCAATGCGTAACAAACAACGTTTTAGTGTATGCTCCAAATGGTTCGTTTGGTAAATTGCAGCTTTTACCGTTGGCATTCAACAACGTGAAAATCGTACCTACCGGAAAGAATTTGATTTCGGTTGACTTAGGGAGCTTCATTGAGAAATTCCAAATACCTACGTCACGAATTGACGATTATAAGGACTTCATGCCGGACGAAGTGATTTACATTTCGGAAATTGACGGTATCAATTTATTCGACTCAAAGTCAAAGATTGACGCTTTGAAAATGCCATTGTCAAACTTGGAAAAGCAATATGTGAAACGAAACGTTTTACTTGTGAATATGTTTTCACTTGGTATTTTATCAAGCAATAACTCGGACGGTATTTCGGCAATGCCTATCGAATCGGAAGATATTGAAAAGATACGCCGTGACATAAAGAAACGTAACGAAGGCGAAGTAATCATAAGCGACAAGCCTTTGAAGTTCGACCCGATGACTTTCCCAGTGCGCGACTTGATGTTATTTGAGGAAATGAACGCGGACAAATTGGCAATCATTGACGCATACGGATTGAATCAACACATGTTTGGACAAGGTGAAGGTGGAAAAGGATCTACATTTTCCAATGTGGAAATGGGTGAGCGTCAAGCGTACAACTCGACAATCATTCCGGCAACTGAAATCCTGTATGATGAGATTACAAAGCAAATCGGACTTGATAAGGAAGGAATGTACTTAGTACCTGATTTCACACACATATCGGTTCTCAAAGAAGATGAAACGAAGTCAGCTGAATCACTATTGAAACGAGCTACGGCAGTCGAGAAAATCACTACAATTTTACCAACGATTAGTGAAGATGAAAAGCGTAAGTTGTTAGGAATCTAATTTTGGCAGCATCGATTGAACAAATAGCGCGAAGCCTGTAACGGCATCCGGTGCATCGTCATTTTTGTTTTTACCCTCTTTTTGATAGTTTTTCAAGTTGTGAATGAATTGCCCGTATTCACCAATTTGCCCTTCCAAGAATCTAAAACGTCTCAACGCATAACTTGAATTCATGATGATTCGAGTCTCTTTGTTTTGGTTATTGATTACAGGAAGCAACTTCGTTTTAGTTTGCGCTCGCAACATCTTGATAAATATCGCACCCATTCCGTTGGTTTCAACACGTGAGTAACTTACTTTGTTATCAGTTAACACCATCGCACAACGTGGAATCGTTACGTCAACATTTGCTTTTGTGAACACTACATCGGTTATAAACACGTCTTTGTTCACAACATGACCGACTACCATACACAAGAAATCGCCTCCCTCGTCTGCTACGTCAATATAAGCGAATGCACCTTCGCTATGTTTTTTAACTGCTTCTATGTCTTTGAAGTAGCGTAAATCTTCAAACAAACGTCCTTTGATGTCGACTGGTGTTTGCATGTATTCAGCCATCCAAATCTCCTCGCGCGTCTTTTGCTTTTTCAACAAATACTCCTCCGTTGTCATTACGCTTTCACAAAATGAACGAAGCTCGTTGTCAACTTCGATAAGTGCCGGTACAATGATTTGCTTGTCGTAATATCCTTGCTCGGCATTTTTACCGATAATATCGTCACGCGTCCACCTGGTACCAATATCAATTTCAGCACATCCCGTTTCTTTACGTGAATCGTGCGTTGCCTCTTTCCATGAATGCGTTTTTTCGCGTATAGTTTCCGACATTGCGTCTTCCATTGAACGGAAAAGGTCATCAGTGATTGCGAGTTTTGAAGCACCGAACCCGATAATCGTACCACCAACTCCTTGACCGAAATAACCGACTTGTTTTGATTGATTTGTATTCCATCCGCTTACACTAGCTTTATCTTTTGATAGTGAAACGTGTGGAAATACCTTTGCGAACTTTTCGCTCTTTACAACGTCACGCGCATCGTATGAAAGTTTTTCGGCTAATCGAGCGGAGCAAGTATTTCGCATGACGCTTTCTTCAGGATATTTACCAAGAATCCAAGCACAAAAAAGAGTCGTTATGTACGATTTTCCTGCACGTGGTGGAAGTGATACCGAAAGCGTTTTAATGTCGCCTGAATCGATTTCCATAAACGCTTGTGCTATTTGTTTCAGATACGGTCTTGATTTAAAGAACTCATAATTCATATAATAGCAAAAAGCCACGAAGTTATCCCTCGCGGCTAATTCTAAAATAGGCTCTATTTCTTTAAAGTTTGTCAATGAGTTTTTCCATTAATCGCGCTGGCAATTTTTCAACTACCTTTTCTCCTTGCGTAGTCACGTCCATTTTCTGCTCCGCTTTTCCGTAAATCCAATCGCGCAAATCACTCATTAATCTGTGACGTATGTTTTTATTATTCAAGTCAATGATTAACAAGCGAATCCAATAAGGATTATCTACGTTGGAAGCAAACTCCTTCAAGTCGGCTTCGGTCATTGAAAAAAGAAGTCCAATCATCTCAAAATATTCAGGTTTGGAAGGTGCCGTATATCCTAACTTTTTTATTGAGTCAATGTGTACGGTATAGTTTTTTTTCGGTCTACCTCTAAGGTTTCCCGACTGTCCTTTTTTAAAAGGTTTCAGGTTTTGTTGTTTAGGGTTCCTATTCATTGTTATTTCACTGTTTATTTATCCTTTAAGTGCTCCGCCTTAATCATCTGCTTTGTAGCTTGTTTGTATGCGTTACGCTTGGATTTTAAGTTCTTATTGTATGTAAAACACTTACCTCCTTCTATGTATTTGTACCCATCCTTTCCATCAAATTGGCAATGAATAATCTTCTCCATTTTTCTTAACTTTTATGTCTGGATTTAACTTCATCATTCTGTCAATTATAACTTGGCAATATTTCGGATCAAACTCTACTATTCGTGCTCTTCTATTCATTTGTTCACACGCAACCATTGTTGTCCCCGAACCTCCAAAGGCATCACATACAATATCTCCTCTTTTGCTGGAGTTCTGTATTTGATAAGAGAACAATTCAATTGGCTTCATTGTTGGGTGCTCTGCATTTCTCATTGGCTTATTGAACTCGAGAACTGTTGTTTGTTTTCTATCTGAGTACCAATTATGTGAAGCTCCTGGTTTCCATCCATACAAACATGGTTCGTGTTTCCATTGATAATCTTGCCTACCCATAACCATTGTATTTTTTACCCAAATCAAACATTGTTTAACATAAAGACCAGCGTCTTTCATTGCCTGTCTGAAATTTGCACCCTCTGAATCCGCATGCCAAACATACCAAGCCCCCCCCATTTTTGTAAATGCTGAACACGCAACATAAAAATCATAAAGGAATTTATAAAAATCATCATTGCCCATTGAATCATTTTGAATGGTTAAAGCATCTTTTGTTTTTCCCTCGTATGCTACATTATAAGGTGGATCAGTTACAACCATATCTGCTAATTCTCCTTGCATTAGCTTTTCAAATGTATCTGTTTGAGTGCTGTCTCCGCAAATTAACCTGTGTTCCCCTATTTCAAATAAGTCGCCTAAAACAATATCGGTTTCTATTCCGCCTTCGGGAACTTCAAAATCGTCTTCTTCTGCCTCCAAAATTTCATCACTTACAAAGTCAGGAATATCCAATCCCCACTTTTCAAGTTCATCTTGCTCCCATTCATTAGCGAGCATACTCCAATCCCATTCACCACCAGAAACATTGTCCTTTATAATAAATTCGCGCTCCTCGTCTTCAGTTAGGTCTTCCGCTCTGATTATTGGAACTTCTTTTAAACCTGCGGAAATCGAAGCTTTGAGCCTCATGTTCCCACCTAATACGATCATGTCTTTGTTTACTACAATGGGTCTTATTTCCAACATCTTTGGAAACGACTTTATTGATTCGACTAAGTTCTTGAATTTATCATCCTTGATGATACGTGGATTGTTAGGATTGTTTTTAACCAATCCGATTTTTACTTTTTCGATTTTCATTATTTTTTAGTTTGAGTCAAATTTACAAAATATTTGCCCATAAAAAAGGAGTTGCCATGTCAAACAACTCCTTTCCTAACCAATCAAACAAAAAACGAATCAGTGTAAAACTACAAATTAAATTTATGTGAGTCGATGAATTTGTAAAATTTAGAAACGCCATCCTTTTGCTCACGTCTAACACTAAATGTTAAAATACGACCTCCAAGTGGCTTTGGTGGTGCACCTCGTTCAACGTGCCAACCTCCTGCACCAACTCCGTATTCTTCTTTGTAAGTTCCGGTAATCATCAAGTGAAGTTGACGTTGTATAATTTCATAACCTTTAACTCCAATGTGCCTAATGCTTTCGCGAACATCGTTACGCGCTGCGTTCTCGTGAATATGTCCCATTGTGAATACATCGAAGTCCTCGCACATTTCCAAAGCGCGTGTTAAGTTGATTGCTCCTTTTGTTACGACTCCACCGCCTCCAGAACCGTGAAAATATTTTATCTTGCATGAAGCTCCACCGCCTGATTTACTTTTGTCATCTAAGTTTATAATTAGCCAACCGCCGTAACCCCCGACTTGAACGTTTGTGTTATTCGTGTAATTTAGCAAGTCAACAAAGCGTCTTAAAATGTCGGTTTCTTGCCATTTGATGATTGCCGTTTCATGATTACCATACCCAATAACAGTTATCAAATGCGCGTAAGGTGAAAACCATTCAACAGCGGTTTCAACAACTGAATCAAGATAGCGTGCGTTGTTATGTTCTGGTCGAATGTCGTCTTTTGACGATCTACGATCACCGCGACCTTGCATGCAGCAGAATGTGTCTCCATTTAGCATGATAGGTATGGAATTTTTCAAGCAATAATCCATGTGCTTTTTGAGTAAATCCCAATCGCATTTTGGATTATCCCAGTGTAAATCGGAAAGGATTGCGAGCTTGAAATTCTTTCCGCCGACCTTCAATTGGTGAACGTT